GCTTCAATAGCAAAATGATCATTTACCATTGTGTTTTTGGTTGTACCATAGTTAGTAGGAGCATACTTATTAATATGGTAAAATGGTACAGTGAATTCAAGTTTATCACCTGATTTTGACGTTGCAATAGCTCCACTATTGAACGAAAGCATTGGCCCATTATTTGTTTTAGTAATTCCTCCAAAAGTATTTCTCTCGACCACATAGGAATAGGGAATATCTTGAAAAGTGACACCATCATTTGGTGAGACTCCTCGAAATGCTCGAATATGTCCAGTTTCGCCTAATCTAGAGTGACAAATTACTTTATAGCGCATAGATCCTTTCCTACCTTGGAAAGCTGGTGATATGTATGCTATAAATGTAGTATTACAAGCTAACCTATTGTTAGATAATACAGGTGGTGTGGAAATTGCTAGTTTTGCTGTATATGCTGCAGGATTAGCAAAAGGTAAAGGAAAATGAGCACATGTTATTCCTCTAACTGCATAATTGAATGTTGAATCAGTTGTGGTCACCGAACACTGGTAATTAAACCTTTTAACCATAGGACGAAAGGAAACAATCCTTTCACCATAGTAAGCTTGTGGGTTTAATTCGTAACTATGTTGATCAAATCCTGGCCCCATTTCTATAGCATCAATCTCATCAGAAGATGGTCCACTAATTGGAGTAACATATTGAAGAACTTCATTCATAGGTGCAGCAAGTTCGAACCCTTTGCCAGCTCTAACAAAAACTAAAATATCAATTTCAGCTGTCTCAGAAGGAGAAACCAAAGGATTGATAACAGTTACTGCCAATGTTCCATTATGGAATGTTGGGTTATATGGTTCTGTTGTATCAACACCCACATCACCACTAGGGTTTAGATGTTGGACGTTGAGATATGCAGTAGCTGCCATCCAAGGAACAACTACTGTGGTGTGTTTACCGGGTTCCATATCTACAACTACAGTATACTGTTCATTAGTTAAAGTCCCAGTATGAATGTTGCTATTCGGATTATAACTAATTGCAAATCGAAACCGTTGCGATGGTGAACCAATTGGACAAATACAATATTCAATTGGACCTGTCCAATTTCTAAAAGGATAAGCAC